CGGCAACTAACGTTGCTTTACTCGAAGATTCTCATTCCCTGCAGTGATGACAGGGTTCGAGACACCTTTCAAGGCTATGTTAACTGTGAGCAGGATCTCAGAGACTGGGAAAATCGTAACTCTTTCGATGATAAAACCTTCGAAAGAGTATCCAGTCTATTGTTCGCAGATGTATTTGCGAAATTGGATGATCTCATCCGAGAGGGTGAGATTACTCCAAAACATGGTCCTGGGTCAACCGCGGATCGACTTTCTGGAAACCAGAAGTTTGATCTTAGGTATTGGCCCAAGCGCTTGGAAGATGTTTTCCCTTTTTGGGAATTCGCTCTACCAAACGTGCGGCATACAAACCGCTACAACCATGTTGAGATCCTCGAACCTGGTAATGAAATACCCGTAAGGGTTATTCATGTACCTAAGACGCTGCGGACTCCTCGTATCATTGCTATTGAGCCAACCTGCATGCAGTATATGCAACAGGCCATACTCAAGCCAATGGTCGAGCTCCTCGAAAGTAAGAGAGTACTCGGTAATACGAGAAACAATCTTGCTTTCGGCTTCCTTGGTTTTAGCGATCAGAACCCAAATCGGGATCTGGCCGCTGAAGGAAGCATAAAGGGCGAACTTGCAACGCTCGATCTGAGCGAAGCTAGTGACCGCGTCCACATCTTGCATGTAGAGGCCATGTTGCGCAGATTTCCTTCCCTTTGGGAGGGTGTTTCTGCAACACGGTCTACGAAGGCAAGAATACCTGAGTTGGGGGTTGATTTGTACTCCCTTCGCAAGTTTGCATCTATGGGTTCAGCCTTATGTTTTCCAATGGAGGCCATGGTCTTTTTGACTGCGATCTTCATTGGTATTGAACAGAGGCTAGGGCACCAACTGACACGTAAAGATGTTAAATCCTACGTGGGTAAAGTGCGCGTCTACGGAGACGATTTAATTGTTCCCGTAGATTGTGTCGATGTGGTTATAGATTCACTAAGCCGTTTAGGCTTTAAAGTGAATACCAACAAGAGCTTTTGGAACGGGAAGTTCCGTGAGTCTTGTGGAGGAGATTTCTTCGATGGAGAGGATGTTACACCTATCCGATTCAGACAAGAATTTCCTCGTAACCACAGGGATGCCTCTCAATTGCAATCTCTCGTCGCCTTCAGAAATCTCTTATACGAACGAGGTCTCTGGAGAACGGCGGGTTGGCTCGACAAACGTATCTTGGGAATATTAAAGTACTTCCCAATTGCCGAGCCGACTGCAGCTGGTTTGTGTCGTCGATCCTTCCTGCCATGGATGGCAGAAAGGACCGACGAAGCAGCGCAAGCCCCCCGAGTGCGGGCTTACGTTGCTACTCCTCGCTTTAAGCGCATTAGCGCTTCTGGCTTAGGGTCACTTACCAAGTGTTTGATGTCTTCTGAAGGGGATTACGTGGTTGATCTACCTAACGGTAGGTCTATACGCGGACCCTCTTTCACGGATCCAAAACACTTGACGCATTCTGGACGTCCCGAGGTCGTCGACATCAAACTTCGGTGGGTGGAACCCTTCTAGTTTATAGTAAGGGTTCTCGTACAGGCATTTAGCTAGCGGAGGTAGTTTTATCTACCACATCACCTTTTGGGTGGGTGAGATTACCTTCCTATCAGTTAGACGATGTCTAATTGTCCGCTTTGCATGTACGATAGGGTTAAACCAATATTCA